AAACAGTATTCACAATATCCTGGGTACACCATCACAATTCCGTGGTGATGACAGCAAGCGTGAGGTTGGTACACTGGGTGAGGCTAAGATGGTGCAATCACAGGCGAGCGGTCGACAAGATGAGATCGTTAAAGAGATTGAGTTTAGCTTGAACCGTTACTTTAGGCTATTAGTGCAGATGATGAAAGTCTGGTACACCGAGAAGCACGATTTCTCAACCCGTGATAATGATGGCAACTTTATGTTTGTGCAGCTATCCCGTGAAAGTATGCCAAACGTGGCTAACATTACCGTATCACAAGGCAGTATTATGCGTGTGGATAAAGAGCGACGTGAGAATATTGGTATGGCACTAGCGAAAATGGGCTTGATTGACCCATACAACTTATTCAAAGACCTTGGACTTAAAGACGCAGACAAACGATATGAAGCACTTGTTAAGTTTAAGATGTCGCCAGATACGCTTGTGTCTGATGTTAAGAGCGAGGTTGCAGATCGTGACGCTTACATTGACTTCTCACTAATTATGAATGGTAAAGAGGCTAAGCCACGTGATGATATCACACCAGACCATATTTACGCACATCGCAAGCAGCTGATGACAGATAAGTTCCTGTATGCTGATCCGAAGCGTCAACAGGCAATGCTAGAGCATATCGAGCAGGAGGTCATTGGGTTGTCGCAGCGTGCCAAACTTGAGGAAGCAAGCGAGCAGGGTATATTGGTTGACCCTAACGTGCCTATTACACCTGAACCACCTGAAGTACCACCAATGCCACAGCCGCCAATGATGCCGCCACAAGGTATGCCGCAAAATGGCGCACCAATCCCGCCTATGCCAGACGCTGGAGCTATGCCGCCACAGGGTGAAGCACCAGTACCACAAGTACCGAATGGAGCACCTGATGTTGGTATATTAAATGGGTTGATGGGAGCGTGATATGAATACTAGCGGACTATTGAAAAAATTACTATCAAGCAATGCTGATGATGTCGCTAACCGTCTATCCTCTAAATATATTGATGATGCGGCTAGAGCGGCAAATAACATAAGCAACTTCAAAAGCCCAAAAGAGTATGCGATAGTATCAAGCAATAAGCCACAGCGGATAAGTTTGAATGACCTTCAACCTATAGAGACTGGAGATAAAAGTGTTGATTGGATTTTTGACCAGTCTAAGGCTAACCCTATAATCGTAGACCAGCATGGCAGAATACTGGATGGTCACCATAGATTTTATGCAGCAAAAGATGCGTTTGATGCGGACATGGCTAAGTATAATTCCGGTAATGTCCCAGCAGATTTTTTAGAGAAACGGTGGGGCAACACCGATTTTGGTGATATCAATGCCGTTGTAGTGAATAAAGAAGGTTTTGGTAACGGCTGGGCAGAAGCTATGCCAGTAAAAAATAGTACCAAGTCATACCAGGAGCTGTATGACTTATACAATGATTATGCCAAAAACACTAATCATGCTGGTGAATTTATTGGAGATACACAGGATATTGACAGGATTTTGCAAAAAACTAACTCAATTCCATCAAGGCAGCATATTATGGAAATTGTAGACCATGCGGTTCAGAATGGAACACTCGATGATGTTTATAAAGCTGCTGCAGATATGCCAGTGTTAGCTAGAACAACGCATACTAGACCAGCGTCGGGCGGCGGTTATTCGCCAGTAGGGGTACAGAGGCTCAGAGACCTGAATGAACTCAACTTTGGATATGGCGGTAGAGGACAGCGTGAGCAGATGCTACTTGACCCAGAAATGCTCAATCAGGGCAGGCTAAGCGGTATATCTAAGAATCTTGACGATATTGGTGATGTGCCACAACTTGCATTTATGGACAGAATATCTGCTAAAAACCCAGGTAGGAGCCTGCCAGATATTCAAGAGATGGCGTTACGAGAAGCTATGCCAGAAGAGTTTCACATGCCTATCAACAGCCGTGAAGATTTGCAAAAAGCTATCTATGGTAATGCATTGGGAGATTTGGACACTCACCACTATGCAGAGCTGAACTCTAATATTAGACCTCAAGACGTTGCTAGTGTTAGGTCGTTACCAAAGGGTGGTATGCCGAAAGATAATACATTTTTGGATGATATTGCTCAGCGGCTATATGCAACTAAGGGCAATCCTAAAGCCACTAGAGATCTAATAAATAAGTATATGCTTGCATTTGGCGGTGCTATCCCAGCAGGTGGTATTCTTGCAGGTTTAATGGGAAGTAATGACGATCAGTCTATGGTATAATCATAACGCCACGGTATGGTAGCCGCCCTGGTTTCCCACTTTACAGGGATAACACCACAAGTACAATATGGTAGAGACAATCAGTTTACTAGGGCTGATTGTCTTTTTATGTCATGTTTTGTACAATGTAACTATATTATTAACTACGTGGGGGTATGAATGAACCAAGATATTCAAGATCTTGCAGAAACAAAGCTTGACAACCTGATGTCACAGGACGATCAAGCTACTCCTCAGGACGAAAAACCTGAAGATACTAACAATAGCCAACAGGAGGGTGAGGAAAACGAAAATGAAGCGGGCACTCAAGCCAATGACGCAGAGCAAGAAACGCAAAGCGATGGAGAGGGCGAAAAAGAGACAGACGATGAAGAAAACAATGATAACCAGGACGAGGCAGGAGAGAAAGAGCCAGAAGCACAAGGGTTATCAGATGACGAACTACTAGCCGAGCTTGAAAAGCGTGGCTTAAAAGTTGCTAAAAAGGATGATGATAAAAAGTCAGATGAGCCACGTCAGCCGCAGCAGTGGGAAAAGCGACCTAGCGAAGTACCAGAGGACACCTGGAACGATATGTCAGCGGCTAATAAGTACATTTACAATAGATTGCCATATATCACAGTGACAAGTAAGGACGGTGATACGTTTAAGATAAAGACGCCAGAACAGTTACCTGATGATTTTGAGTTTGCTAGTAAAAAAGCAGAATCGCAGTTTATGTCAGAGGTGACAGCACAGAGTAATCGTGCTGAGAAGATGGCGGATGAGCTTAAACAATACTTACAGCAACGCCAGACACAGACCAGGCAGCAGGAGGAAAGCCAACGTGTGGTTGCAGATGTTGAGCGTTTACAAAAAGACGGTATTGTGCCGAAGTTCACAGCCAAGCCAGGTACGTCAGAGTTCGATAGTGACGAGGGTGTAAAAGTCGCCAATGAGATTTTGAAGTTGCGTGATGAAATCAACGCTGACGGCAAGGAAAAAATTAGCGTGTATCGGGCTGGTCAGATTTACAAAGGTATGCATCCAGAGCTATACCAGAAAAAGCAGACTGTGGCCAAGGGCGATGCTGAGCGAAAAAATGCAGCGGCCAAGATTAGCGGTAGCACAGGTGGCGATAATAAAAGTAATAAAGCGTCACAGCGTCGTAGGTTTCCACTAGGTGTAAGTGCCCGTGATATAGTTGACGCATATGATCAGGATTTGGATTAAAGGGAGGTAGAAAATGGAGAGTAAAGAACAGCAAAATGATTTACTAACGGCGGAGCAACTGCTTAAAGAGACAGAGATTACAACAACCGCTAGTATGTCAATGGGTGAAAAGTTGCACAGTATGTTTAAGCGTAACGATTTGGTACGTATCAAGAATATTGATGACAAGCCAAGCGGTTACGTATTCGTTAACCCAGATGATGAGGTTGTGCAGATGCCAGACAAGGCAACTCGTCGTGTTATCCCAGGTAAGCCGCAAGCAGTTGTGCTACAGTCAGGTGAGATCAAGGTTATATATGGCTGGCAAGCTTATATCGCCCTTGACCGTTTATGGAAAGAGTACGCACAGCGACGCAGTACTGCTGAGCAGAGCTTAATTGGTGACGACGTGGCACGTGATAAGTTTTTGGATGAGTCATTCCTAGGCTTGTTTGATCCGAACGCAACCGAGGAAGTAGCAAGCGAAACGCCAAAGACCGTTAAGGCTGCTAAGCCTGTTAAAGCAGTAGCTAAAAAGGCGGCAGATAACGGAGATGAATTAGGGTTTGACGAATAACGCCCAGAGATAATTACAGATGGCGTGTTATATTGTAAATATATATAGCACGCTATTTTTGTGGGAGAAAGGAGAACACATGGTCGAACGACAAAAAACAGGATTGACTGACATGGAAGCTGGTAAGCTGATGGCTGATGTCGAGCACATTAAACAATTGCAAGAGCGACAGCAGCTAATGACTGAACGGATACTAGAAAAGGTAGACAATTCTATGACACAAGAAAAGGCAGATGAGCGGTATGTACTGCAAAAGGACATACAGGGACTAGTGTCTTTGTGGGGTTTTATCGGCAGTACGTTCGGCAAAATGGTAGCGACCGCACTGGTCGGTGCAATCATTATATTAACTTATCAAATGGTAAACTCGACTATGACAATAAAGGAGCTTGAGCAAAATCAAGTTATACAAAAGGGGAAGTAATGAACGAATTATGGAAGTTGTTGATATTGTGGTACTCAAGTGCAGCACTTGTTGGTGCTTTTGTGGGTACAATGTTGGCTTTTGGCGTCAGAGCGTTATATAATAAAATTAAAGATTATATCACTAGGAGGTGGTAATGGCGTATCAAGAATTAACACAATACAACTCACCAAACTACACACCTGAGTCACAAGTGCCGTATGTTTATGGAATGCCACGCACAATTGATGGTGTGACATACCACTGGTGGGGAGACCCTGCACAACAACCTCAGTTTGATGGTATTGTAAACTGGCTATGTCGACCAAATGGCAACTCATCAGCACACGTAGTAGGTGAAGCAGGACGTATTGCTTGGATTATCGACGCAAACAATGCCGCTTGGCACGCAGGCAATGCTAGGGGCAATGCAACCACAGTAGGTTATGAGTGCAACCCACGCTTAGAAGATGGTGATTATGAAGTAATGGGTGAGTTCCACTACGATATGGAGAAAGCTTACGGC